TCTGCTGCTATCATAGGGATGCGAGTTCCATCCTCATACATCATGAGCATGGTTTCATCACCATCGTCATCCGTGGCTAGGAATATCCACACCTCTTTGATAAGAGGCATTTTCCCTACGTCTTGCTCTTCAACCTTGCTAGACTCTACCACTGTTATTCCTTTCTATGGTTATCTTAACTTCGTCACCTATCGCCAAGTCGGGCTTCTCCCATCCGACATGGAGTTGCTCTTGGGAGCCGCGGAGCCTGATAAACCATCCTAATGGCTCCCGTTTTACGAGAGAATTTGTACCATTCTCTGGATCCTTTCTAATTTCGAGGACTCGGAATTGTTCACTTACGTTTTCGACGTAGGTGCGGATAACATAGTGGATGGGCATTCACTGTGCCTCCGCATATAACTCTTGCAGTATGCGTTGCATCTCCCCTTTAGTGTCCTCACGGAACTGAGGGTTAAAGTTGGCATTCCAACGTATCAGCGCTAGTGTGCCTCTCGCACGCTCTAACCGGTCAGGACGCACTTCGTCGATTAGCGATTCGACGCTATCCACCATCTCTAGATAGTTGGCTGTGCTAATAGGTGTTTCTAGTTGTTCTAGATCACACCGCATTGTCTTCACATTGCGGCGCACACGCAAATGTACTACCTTCGCCATCTTGCATCTCCCCTCGTATCTCTTGTTTGACTATGCCTGTTGGAACGTTGGTGTAATTTGTGCCTAAGTATTATTGCGCACACAGGTTGTGAATGTAAAGTAAGATGTTGTAAATTATTTTTGCTGTTCATGGCTTGCGCGCGTGCACTATATATTGCTATACACGGTGGCACCTAAAACGCAACCACGGAAAGGGCTGTATATGGGCAAACATAGGGCAAGCCGCGCAAAGGCCATGGGGCACTTTATTGATGCCTTAATGGAAACCACACAATCCGACACAGATGAGGAGTGTCACGGTGAAATCGCTGAGGCGATTGATGCTGGAAGCAGCGAGATAGCTTCGTCCATCGACACTATAACCGTTAAGCTCACTCTGCTGACAGAGGCAGTGGACCGGTTGACGGCTGCTTTCAGCTTAGTGTACAGCTTGTTGTCTATAGAGGAAGTCCCAACACCGGGACCAACACCGGTTCCAGACGACCTTCCATTCTAACCACACCCCCAAGGAGGCTACTATGGATAAGTCAACGGACAGTGCAACCAAGATCTTAGCTGATAAGATAATGGCGTGTTGTGAAAGCCATCACACAATAGATGTGGTGATTGCATGTGGTGCTGTCCTATCGTATGCTTTGTTAAGAGTGCCTGACGAATTACGTCAGGATGCTTTAAACACACTCACTGGCATGGTGAACACTGGACCCCAAGCATATAAAGAAACTCTTCAGGAAATGTCTGAAGCAGGGTTGGATCAGTTACGAGCTATGGGCATAGAGGTTGCTGAGATACGTGCTGATAATCCTGAAGCTCTGGAATCAGTGATCGAAGCTTTGGTCAAAGATAACTAAGTACGAGCTATGGCTAAGCAAGAACAATTGCTTCGTGAGCACTACGCGCAAGTGTCACAACGCTTGCGCGGAAAGACGGTTCGACCGGAGGGAACCTCACCGGTTAATTCTCTTGTGCCCGTTCCAATCATTCAGACGGTCATAGAGAGGGTTCCAGCTTCTGATTATAGACCACCACCTCTTCGCACAAAGGCTTATAGACCAACGCCTATACGCACTAAGAAAGACATCGAATTAGCCCGATATTGGACTATTGATCAATTAGCGAAGCTTTATCAATTGTATCATATGGGTGAGCCTTGGGAAGTCATTGCTGAAGCAACTAATCATACCCGCAGTACTTGCCAAAAAGTCGTGAGAGCTATGAAGCTGCAACGCTACTTGAAGGTCAAGAAAGATGTCAAACCAGGATGACGAATTGCTTGCTGCGATAGCAGCGGAACCTGCCCAACCGGTTGGGGACTTAACTCGCCTTCGGAAGAATGCGAAAGAGTTGCGTGATCTTTACTTGGTGCAAGCTGATCTGCAAGAAAAGATCAAGACTAATCAGGCCAAGATTACACAGATGGAGAGACGTACCCTACCAGATATGTTCTCCGAGGCAAAGATATCTGCCTTGGTAGTTGAGCAAGATGGCAACCACCAACCCTTTATCGCAGAAAGGAAGACAGTCTACACTGCTAAGATACCAGATGACAAGCGCCCACAGGCATTCCAATGGTTCGTACAGAACGATCATGGAGACTTGGTCAAATCAGTCATTACGATCAAGTTCGGTATGCAAGAGCATGATAAGAAACTTGCAGCGATGGAGTTGCTGAATAAACATAAAATCAAATTCGATGCTGCAGAATCAGTCCACCACTCCACATTGAAGGCATTTGTGGAGCGGGAAATCACAGCCGGTCATGTAATTCCGCATGACTTGTTGGGGGTCTATATCTTTGACGAGATCAAAATCAAGTAGGAGGTTATCATGAGCACTAAGGTTTATCTTGTTGTAGGAGAATCTGGTAAATACGAAGAGTACACGCATTGGCGAGTGGCTGTTTTTCAAACTGAGGAAAGTGCTACCCAATTATGCAAGAATCTTCAAGCTCTAGCAAACAAGGCTTACCAAGAAAGTGAAACTACTCATGACTGGGAAGCTACTGCTTCAGGTCATACGCTCAAGACCATGGATCCAGAAGCAGATCTGGAATGGAGTAGTCGTCGTGCTACTTATTCTGTACACGAGCTTGAATACAGACAACAGTAGAGAGCTGCCATGAGTGCTGCTGGTGAATCAAAACTGCTGCTCGATGTGGAGGAACTTTTAAAACAACAGAAAGCGATGAAGGAGCAATTACATCAGATAGATGAAAACATAACCAAAACCCAGAAACTAGTTCGTGAAGGATTGAAGACTCTGGGTGTTATTCTAGAATAGGAGCCCATCATGTCCAAGAACCATACCCTCGCAGAATATGTAAATGAAACTCTAGCGAATGAGCTCACTCAAGTGCTCTTGAGGGATGAGCATCATCTAAAATATAACCTGATTACGTCATTGACTACTTTAGCAATGACTATCGTCGGAACCATTGAAGCTGCTGATTTATCAGAAGCGCAAAGGTGTAGGATTCACACTGATGTAACCAATTTCCTCATTTCTTGTCATGATTCACTGTGCCACCCTGATGACGAGGACGAAGAATCCGAAGTTGAAACACTACAATAGGAGGGCGAGTATGCAGAACGTTAGACGGTATGCTGAGGTTCACTACCCACCCCAACGTCGTCGGTCATTCCCGGGTTGGGCTCATTTGACCATAGCTTTCGCGCTCGGTATGACCGGTGGGTTGATAGCAGGGGCGGCGATGATTTTGCTCTTGTTTGACTTCTCAGGAAAATAGTAGTTTACAGTCATGGCTAGGGTGTGCATATTAGGTCGGGGGATGAAAACCCCGATCATCAATCGCACATCAGAGGACTCTATCATGGCTTACCTCGCAGCTTATCCTCTCCTACAAATGTCGATCCGAGAACTGAGCAAGGAATTGCTCTTAAATGAAGCCAATGATTTTATTTATCGTCGAGAAATTAAACGACGACTCGATGCTAACGATCCACAAGCTCTAGAGATGTGGGGGTTCACTCTAAATCGTCGCCCCACGACCGGTCCCTTCCAACCGGTTAGTTCCTCCGAGGTTCCGGATATTCGTCCACTGTGGGAACAAGTTCTGTTAAACAATGTACCTCTTACTGATCTGGCTAAAATCATATTAGCTAGTGAATGGCGATATAATGATCCTAAAGGTTTGATGAAGATGTCTCCTGAAGCTGTCCGAGATTTTCTAGAGAGTCTTGAGTGGCAACCGATGCAATACTATAGAGATCTCTCAGAAGAACGACAGAAAACACTCTATATGATCACCGATGTGTATGGGCGTTGGTACCGCCAACAAATTAAAAATGATACTAAAAAATAAGCTTTACAGTCACCCCTAAACACTTTACAGTAACAATTGTGGCTATGGTCTGTAAATACCCACGCCGGTCCAGCGGGCGGTGACCGGAGGTGTGCAAGAACACCCGCAGAGGCAGCACAGGGTTCAACCTTCCCTGGGGCTGCCTCACTAGTATACGGGACCAATGAACAGGAGTATCACATGAAACGTACCAGCACGATGCCTAAGTTGGACAAAGAGTCTGTCCTCCGACTATCAAATATTAATGCAGATGGAGCGCGGTTAATTGTGGCTTCATACTATGCATTTCAAGATAACCGGAAACGTTCCGATATGCAAGTGCGACATCTGGGTGATAGGGATGGGGATGATGCAGCACTCTTCATGAAATATATTGCTGATAGTCACGCTGAAGTTGAAGGTACTATTGAGAAGTTATTAGATAAATATTCGATGACATCACCAGTTGGTCGGTGGGCTCGCGCGCAAGATGGCATAGGACCAGTGATCGCAGCTGGGTGCTTGGCACATTTAAACATTACGTTGGCACCGTCAGCAGGGCATTTCTGGTCTTTCTCTGGGCTTAATCCTGAGCAAGTGTGGGAGAAAGGTCAAAAGAGACCCTATTGTGCTGATATGAAGCAAATATGCTTCCATATGGGTGAATGCTTCAAGCGCCTATCTGGTAACCCCGATGCTCTATATCCTGGACTCTACAAAACCCAGAAAAGAATCGTCGAGGAGCGCAATAGATCCGGTCATTACCGAGAAAGGTCTCAAGAATATTTCACCAAGTCTGCGGAGCACAAAAAGGTTCTAGAGAAGGGCATGCTTCCACAAAGTAACTTAGATAGACAAGCGTGTAACTACGCTGTGAAGATATTCCTCAGTCATTTACATGCGGTGATGTATTGGGATCATTATGGGCGTGCTCCATCTAAACCCTTTGCAATTCAAATACTAGGGCACACACATGAGATAAAGATACCTAGACTGGATATGTTCCCAGGCTTGGAAGAAGCTTACTATGGACCAACGAAGATAGCTGAGAAATATCGAGCAGCTAAGAAGAAAGCCTGACCCGAAGAGTGTGCCGCAGGACTAGAGCGAGCCGGGCATGTGGAGTGTACCGTCTCCCGTGAGCGAGTCGATGTGAACGAGTGTACCGTGTATAGTGAGCGAGCCGTTTCCACGGAGTGTGCTGGGGAGCACGAGCGAGCCGAGCCTGACGAGTGTATCGATTGGGTTGAGCGAGCCGATGATACTGAGTGTACCGTGTACATTGAGTGGGCCGTTGGGACAGAGTGTATCGAAGAAACTGAGCGAGCCGCTAGTCAAGAGTGTGTTGTTGTCAGGGAGCGAGCCGCGCTAGTCGAGTGTACCGAGGAGCACGAGCGAGCCGGGAGAGGTGAGTGTATCTAAGAAACTGAGCGAGCCGGACACCGAGTGTGTACCGCCATGAGTGAGCGAGCCGGACACCGAGTGTGTACCGCCATGAGTGAGCGAGCCGAGGGGCGGAAGTGTACCGACCCCATGGAGCGAGTCGTAATCCGAGAATGTGCCACCACGAATGAGTGAGCCGAGCAGAGTGAGTGTACCGTTATTGACGAGCGTCTACTTAAACCCTGAAAAGGAAGAAACCAGTGGAAAACCTAAAGAACGCAGTAATCGAGCTAATAGAAGATCATGGGCGTATCGATGCTGCAGAAGTTATCTTGCAAAACAGAGAGCTAGCTCTCTATGTTATAGACGTGGGGGTCAATAAAATACTAGCCTTAGAAAGGAGGCTAGTTAGGCGAGAAATGAAAAACAAAATACTGCCTCATGAGGATATCAAATACACAGAACGGGGGGCTATTAACTTCTCAGCCCAAACTATGAAGCGTGTTAATAGTCACCACAAAGAATTTATGAGGCGCTGGTACATAGGAGGACTAAGTCTCGGCAATTTAACAAAAGAAGAACTATTAGCCGAAGCAGCCAAGGAGAAGAAAGCTGGTCACGGTCATTTTATGAATGCTAGTATTTATGAAATACTAGCAAAACCTCTACAACCCGGTCAACGCATGCGCGATTACTGGACAGAAGAAGATGCTCGACGTGCAACCGGTGGAGCTGGTGGATCTCCGGTGTCACCCTAAAGGAACCTACACGATGGAAAGTAAGTGCCTAGAGCTTCGGGATAAAGGAACATTTATCCCACTAATCTGCATCAAACCGGTTGCTGCCAATGAGGGTCAGCGTTACCTACTCAGACGAGATGGGTATATGGCCGATAGCAGCGAGAAATGTGTCATCGTTATTAAGGGTCAGTGTCGTGGGGTCGCTTATGACCCATACGAATGGCCAAGAGGAGCCAGAACTATGAGTGTGGCTCATCAGTACATAGAATCCAATTGGGATAATCTCAAGGACGGTGATGTGGTGGATGTCGAGTTTATACTCGGCGAAACAGAAACGATTAAGGAGAGCGAAAGTCTAACTACGTTCTAACTAAAAATAAAAAACCTTATACGCGTATTATTCACTTGTCATCCAGCCTGTGCCTAGTTTACATTTGCTTTACAGACAGGGCCAGATCCCTGTTGCAACAGTGAGCTAGGCACAGATGGCAAAGCTAGAAACAGCACTTAAACCTGCCGCACCGGTCACCGAAATTAAGGACATTACACCGGTTGTTATCGGTGGCAACCAAGTCCCCGCAGAATTAATGGAAGACCTTGCTGCTGATGCAGGGATGGGCGTAAGTTTCAAGCCCGAAGACCAACTACTCCCACTCATCTACGTACTGCAAAGCAACTCCCCAAGTGTGGAGGAACGTGGACCAGCTTATATTCAAGGTGCCAAGCCGGGGCACTTCTGGCTTCGCAATGATCTTCAACCTATCCGTGACGGTGTAACCGGTATTGATGTTATTCCGTGCGAGATGGTGCGATGTTGGGTTGAATGGCTGCCGAATCGGCAAGGATTTGTTCGTCGTCACAGCACACCCCCAGAAGATATGATGGAGAAAACAATTCGCGACGACAATGGTCGTGAAAAAGTGGTCATTGTACGGCCCAATGGTAACAGTATCCAAGACACCAGAGAGTTTTACTTGCTCTGCGACGGTGAGCCCTATGTGTTACCCTGCACTGGCACCAAGCACACGTTTGCTCGCAAGTGGCAAACCCTATTCCAAAAGTTCAAACACCCCACCACCGGTCAGGTAATGCCTGCGTTCTCTCGCAGGTATAAGTTGACTACGGTTCCCATGCAGAACGCTATCGGCAAATGGTTCGGTCTTGAATATCAAGACCTCGGCTTTGTTAAGAAAGCTGAGTATGACAAGGCCAAAGAGTTCTACCAAGCTGTGAAGCGCGGCGAAAAGGTAGCCGACGTAGCAGAAGACGAAATTCCTTTTTAAAACTCAACACATTCTATCTATCCAACCGGGAGGAACAACCTCCCGGTCACAGGGAGCGCACATGCTAGACCTCAACCCGGTAATATTCTTAGGACCTCCCGGCACAGGGAAAACCACCGCTCTCCTCAACATTGTTGATGAGGAAATGCAGAATGGGGTTGCTCCTGACCGCATAGGGTATATGACATTCACACGCAAAGGTGTTGAAGAAGCTATTACTCGTGCGAGTGAGCAGTTCAATTTGCCACGAGAAAGGTTTCGTTATTTCAATACTTTGCATTCCGCTGCCTTTCGGCATTTGGGTATGAAGACCGGAGATATATTCACCGGTCACAAAGTTGGAGATTTTGCAAAGGAGTACGGGTACGAAATACATGGTGGGTTATCATCAGATGATGGAACCTATACAAATTTCGTAGGCGACGATATCGTTTTATTTTTTGAAAACTATGCGAGAATCACGCGACAACCGGTTGAGTTGATATTAAGTCAGCATGATTATATTGTTCCTGACTTTACCCGGTCAATGGCTATTATCAGCAATCTTCATAACTATAAGCAGAAGAAAGGGTTGCTTGATTTCACAGATATGATCGAGGAGTTTATATCGCTTAATGCACCGCCAAGGCTGGAGGTGCTGATTGTTGATGAGGCTCAGGATCTTAGCGAATTACAATGGGAAATGGTGGAGGTATTAGCGCAACAAGTTGAACGACTCTATATCGCTGGTGACGACGATCAAACCATTTATGGTTGGGCTGGTGCTTCATCCAGGTTTATTTCAATGCCAGGTGAGGTGAGGCTATTGAGTCAAAGCTTTAGGGTGCCTGCCCTCATCCACGCACGCGCCAATGAAGTCATTGAGCGTGTTGACAATCGGCGCAAGAAGCTATGGATGCCACGCCAAGCTCAAGGTCAAATGACATGGTGTCAGAATATTGATGAACTCGATCCAAAGCAACTTGATATGTCTGTTATGATGCTGGGGCGGACAGTCAAGCTGATACGCAACCGGTTTGTTCCGTGGTGTCGCGCGAATGGGTTGCCTTATCGGTATTTTGATGCGCATAGTATCAAACCCGCCTATGCTAGAGCCATTACATCATGGAATGATCTTCAGAACGGCTATACAATACCGATCTCAGATGCTGTTAAGATCTATAGTCTATTACCATCCGAGAACAACAAGCGGGTAGCCGTAGGGATCGCTCATGGCTCCAAAGCCAAACTCAACCGGTTGGAGAAACAGGGCGACGCTCCTGATATCAGCTTGAAGGAGTTACAGGACGAGTATGGTTTGAACGTAAGAGGCAAATGGCGGGAGGTGTTTACTGAAATTGACCCGCGTGATGCTGATTATATTCAACGGGTAATTGACAATGGATACAATCTAGTATCTAAACCAAGTATCCATATTTCAACTATCCATCGGGTAAAGGGCGGGCAAGCTGATAAGGTTATCATGTTGTCCGAGACCGCCAAGCTAGCCGATAAGTTTGCCACCAACCAAGACGACGAGGCTCGTGTATTCTATACCGGTATTACACGGGCATTCGAAGAATTAGTTATCATCCACCCCGAACGTCGTTATCACTTCGATGGGCTACTAGAATGACAAAAATCGCAGAAGTCAAAGACCCAGTATCCCGGTATCTGTCTTTCCTTGTGGAGAGAGATAGTATCTATCAACGCAAGTCCAGTGGTAAACCACGACCCTGGACCACGGACCCTATCCTTAACGAATACCGGTTTACTGAAGTGTACCGGGAGCGTGATCGCACCTCGTTGCATTATCAAAAGACCGTGCGTGATCGGTATGGAGATAAGAATCCTTGGGTTCTACCTGGGACAGTGCTTTACCGGTGGTTCAATCGGATATCGACATGTGATTCATTGTTTAATCAACCGGATTTACACAATTATTCTGTCTTCGAGCAGTATATCCTATCAGGTTTTCTACAACGTACTCATCTATTGCAATGCATTAATAGTATCCCTCCGCCTCATATAACCGGTGCTTTCATTATTACGGGGGAACAGGGTTACGAGAAAGGCCCAGGAGTCGTATCGTATTTCCATATGTGGGCTCAAAAGCCATGGGCTGCTACATGGGAGTTTTGGTCGCAATATCCACCATTACTTGAAGGAATGTACGAATGGCTCCGGAGGGACAGTCGTGGACTCGGAAGTTTTATGGCGGCTCAATTAGTAGCGGATTTAAAGTACGTATCTTTCATGAGAGATACTCCGGACTGGTGGTCGTGGGCGTCACCGGGACCGGGGAGCAAGAAGGGGTTGAATATTATTCAAGGTCGTTCGATGGATGCCTCGTGGAAAGACGCGGAATGGTTGAAAGGCATACAAGAGCTGAATAAATACGAGAATGAAAAGCTAGCAGAATATGGACTAGGTCCGTTTCACTGCCAAGACACGCAGAACCATTTATGCGAATGGAGTAAATACGAAAAAGTCCGCACAGGCGTAGGAAGACCACGACAAGTCTACCGGTAAACCACATCATCTAAGAGGCTACCATGTCACAGATGGCTATCATTATCCCAACCCACGGTCGAGTGAACGCACAACTCACTGTGCAAAATCTGCCCAAGGGCAAATTTATGAAACGAGTAACACTCGTTTGTCCTGAGCAAGAGTATAACCGGTTGAGGGATATGCGTACAGATTATGAGGTTGTAGTTCAACCTGACCCAACCTGGAAAATAACTGCCAAGCGTGAATGGATTATACAGGAATGGGTCCGACGTGGGTATGAAAAAATTTTTATGCTCGATGATGATTTGAGGTTCGCTACCCGCAAATCTGCAGCCGGTGCAGCTCTTATTCCAATTGCAGATGCAAAATTGGAAGCCGAATTTCAGCGCATCGAAGATAAATTGAGCTTTGAGTTTCCGCATGTAGGATTCGCTCAGCGACAAGGGAACAATACCATAAAAGAGACCGGTTGGAAAACTCCCGGTAAAATGGTCTGTACCTTGGGTTATTACCTCCCTGTCGTAGCTAAGGAGGTTGATTGGAGCTTGATTGAGCTACGTGAGGATATGTGCACGACCTTACAACTCTTGTTGAAAGGTTACCCCAACGCATTATGGACTGATACGGTAGCTGATCAGCGAGAGTTTTCTGCACCGGGAGGGTGTAGTCGGTATCGCACAGTTGAGATGAACAATGAGGAGGCACGGCGGCTCGCAGCGTTATTTCCTCAGTATATCACTCTAGCTGATCGTAAATACCAGGACGGTAGTAACCGGGTTGAAGTTGTAATCCAGTGGCAGAAGGCTTTGGAGGAAGGGCGCAATGCACGTAATCGAGGCTAACAATGTAAGAGATGCGTTGCTGAAGGCAACTAATCTTCTTATCACCAACGGGTCTGTTTTTCCGACGCGAGCTGGAGCGGCCCTTGTAGCACCCACACCGGTTACCATCGCTTATCAGTACCCCAAGCAACACGTCCTGCTTGATCCTATTAGAGACGCGAATCCATTCTTCCATATCATGGAAGCAATGTGGATGCTTGCGGGTAGAAGAGACGGAGCTTTTCTCGACCACTACATCAAAGATTTTAGTAAGAACTATGGTGTAGATGGCACAATTCTTGATGCCTATGGGCATCGATGGCGGTACAGTTACGACTACGATCAATTAGACGAAATCGGAAACCAACTACGAAAAGACCCCGCAACCCGGCAAGCGGTACTGACGATGTGGGGAGCAGGAGGAATAGATGACCTACGATCTAGTCATAGCAAGCCCTGTAATCTTTCTGCTGTATTTAGCATTCGAAGGGGTTGTCTAAACCTCACAGTTTTCAACCGGTCAAATGACCTGATATGGGGAGCGTGCGGTGCCAATGCTGTACATTTCTCCATACTCCTCGAGTATATGGCAGGAAAACTTGACCTTCCTATGGGAGGGTACCTTCAGATCACTAACAATCTACATCTCTACGTCTCAGAGTATAACCGGTTGTGTCGTCGGTGTGAGGGAGGTACGAGGTTTGCAGAAGCATACAGAATTCACCCTTATGGTGAAACATCACCATTGATGGAAGATCGTTATAACTTTGGTCCTGAACTGCAACGGCTTATGGATTTCATCGATGAGTTTCAAGCAGGGCACCTTGCTCAGCTTAGAACAAATTGGTACAATCCTTTTCTAGGATATACCGTAGCACGCATGGCAGTTGTCCATAATCTCTACAAGCAGGGAAACATGGCAGATGCATTAGATATCGCCAACACAATCAGTGCAGAAGATTGGCGTCTAGCAGCGGTTCAATGGTTACAGCGTCGGAAAAAGGAGGGTGCTCATGACACCAGAACAAATTCTAATTGATACCCGCCTCGCTGGTCAAGTGCTCAGGTATCACACGTGGCCCACTATTCACAAGCAAACGGTGGCAGAACATACGTGGCAACTGCTACGTATCTACCTCGCAGTATGCGAGGGTCCTATCAACCAAGTCGTCATGAGACACATTATCATGCACGACGCAGGGGAAATTACAACCGGTGATGTGCCCTATCCGATCAAGCACAACAACCCTCCATTGAAGGAGATCATGGATGGGTTGGAGTTTGCGGCAGTAGATACTCAAATGGTCTACTGGAACATAGAACTACCGGTGTCTCTCCAACCTGAAGAAAAGCAACTCGTTAAACAAATCGAGATGATGGAGATGGCTGAGTTTGGGATGCATGAAGTTACTCTGGGGAATCACTACGGCTGGCCGATAGCTGACCGGTGTCTAGGTTATATCTACGGTCAGGATGTAAGTCCTCGGTTTGTGCAATATGTACAGACAAGGATCGCACATTTCTTCATGCCATCACATCTTAGTGATGAAAGTGTAAGCAATCCATGGTGGCATCCACCATGTTGGAACAACACTTGGGATAAGAGGAAGGTGTGACATGGGCGCAAATGACCGACAAGTGGGTGGCAACCACTATCAATCCGCATATCAGTTCTGGGACCTCGCGGTCGATTTAGAATTGGATTATATGGAAGGAAGTACCGCTTGCTATGTGGCGCGCTGGCGCAAGAAAGGAGGCAAACAAGACTTAGAGAAGTCACTCCATTATCTGGAGAAGATCATGGAGACGCCCAAGTACCCCAGGAGTAGAATCATACCGAGAGACGATATCTTTAACAAGATACGTCGATACGGTTTTATCAACCAGTTGGAGACAGACGAGTTGCGATTTATCTTCCTCGTGTGTTCGGCAACAGACCATAAAGACTATGAGGATGCGAAAGAAATCCTAGACGGTATGATTGATAATCATATCGCTAACGCCTAGCTTTACAATCACGGTGCCATATGCTATACATGGCACCCCCGGCTCGGCGTTGGTACCCCTGGATGTGGTAACCCTGGCAAGCCACCGAAATTCTATAGTCCCCCTATAGGAGTTCTGGGTCGGGGACCCTCTTTGTACGGAGATTAAATTATGCCTCCAAAAATAGCGACTACAAGAAAAAGATTATCAAAGAAGTTTAATAAAAGTAAAAAGATTAGAAATAGAAATTACTTGTTAAATAGAGTAGCAGATCTTAATTCTTTAGAAATGGTGCAAAATAAGCCGTGTAAGCCCCGCCTATAAGTTTAGTAACCGCAGCTTAAGCCACCCACCGGCCCCACCGGTGCAACGCATGGGCGATAGGTTTACCGGGCACTACGAGGCATTCTACCATGGCCACCACCACGCAAAAAGTGCCGTTCCGCTTAATAGAAACACCGTGCTGCCATGCGCTCCTATGTTACGTTAACTCACGACTACCTAATTACTGCTCCGAATGCGGACAACGGATTTTTGCTCAGTTGAAAATTGGAAACGGCATTCTGCAAGAAACAACCGGTTGGTTGAAACTGGAGGAGGAGATAAAATGAAATTGTTTCTTCACTGTCGCAAGTGCACCGAAAAAGGAAAATACCGAGGAAATAATGTGGCTCTGGTCCAAGACGGATTAATGATCAGTTGTAGAGAATGCGATGCTAATATAATCTATATTACACAAGAACGATTAAAAACTATGTTACGCTTCCCACAATGCGAAATGTGTAGACAAGGTATGCCCCATGAACATTAAGCGACACCCGTCAACAACACCGCTTGAGCGATGGCCGCGAGGGTGGCTGGTACTGGAGACTGCTCGTCTATTAGACAATCCACAGTACATCGTTATGACAAATGACGAGAAGCTGCAAGCTAGCTACCCGGTCACCGAAGAACATATGCGCAACTATATCCAACTCATGACCAAGGTGAAATAGCCATGGCTGGCAAGAAGCAACCCAACTTTGATCAAGGCATTTTACCGGGTATGGATGCTTATACCGGTTGGGTGATGCCAACGGAATTGCCAGACCTATCTAGGGAGACTGAAATTGCCATCGATACCGAAACCTGTGATCCAGGACTTAAGAAGGGCACTGGACCCGGATTTTGCTTGTTTGATAGAAGTAGCCCCAAGACCGGCCATATTGCCGGAATTTCCGCAGCATGGCGTGATCAATCCATCTACATACCCTTGCGCCATGCTCGACGCCAATACTTCGACCACGATCTTGTCAAGCGGTGGATACAGCGACTTGCAAGACAAGACCATACCCGGTTTGTTTTCCATAACTTCGCGTATGACTGGGGATGGATTAATGCTGAGTTCGGTGTTAAGCCACCGCTTCTTCTCGACGATACTGGTGCTATGGCGTCGATGATTGATGAAAACAGACCCGACTATTCACTAGATGGCTTGTGCCATTGGCAAGGATTACCGGGTAAGGATGAAACTGGGTTGCGCGAAGCCATGGCTTTACGACGAGTACCTCCTAACCAAGTCAAGAGCATGCTCTTTGAATTACCTCCAGACCACGTAGGACCATACGCTGAGCAAGATGCAGCAAGCACGCTGGCTCTTGCCCACCGGTTGCGTCCATTGCTGTCAGCGGAGAATCTTAATTTTGCTTATCAAGTTGAACGAGATCTAATGCCTATCACACTGTCTATGAAGCAACGAGGTATTCGTATTGATGCAATACGCACCAACCGGTTGATTGCAGATATCAAGGGACGTTGTGATCAGGAATTAGTGAAGTTGAGCGACAAGCTTGAGGAACGGGTAACTATTAATGAACTGCGTCGTTCTCGTTGGTTAGAAGCTCAATTCCAGAAAATGGATCTTTGGTATCCCCGGACCCAGAAGTCCGAAACATATGATAATGGACAAGCTAGTTTTGAAAAAAATTTTATGGCATCTCATGAACATTGGTTTCCTAGAACTTGTCATAAGATTAAACATCAGTATGATCTAGCTGATAAGTTTCTTGAGAAATTTATCCTAGGATACGCTCACAAGGGTCGGGTCTACCCCTCAGTTAACCAATTTCGCAGTGAAACCGGAGGAGCACGATCACACCGGTTTTCATACGCGGACCCACCGCTTCAACAAATGCCAAGTCGTGATGATGAGTGGGCTCCACTTATACGCTCATGTTTTATACCTGAGGACGGAGAAGTTTGGGGGAGCATTGATTACCGACAGCAAGAATACCGGTTGATTGTCTTTACGGCGGAATTGCAAGGCTGTACTGGAGCTAAGAAAGCCGCAGATATGTACCGGTCTAATCCGGACACAGACTTTCATAATTATGTTTCTGAAATCACAAGACTCCAGAGACGCAGAGCTAAAGACGTTAACTTTGCAAAGTCATATGGAGCCGGTGTCGCTAAATTCGCATTAATGACCGGTATGAGTGAGGAGGAAGCAAAAGCAACGATGCTTCAATATGATACTGAATTGCCGTTCGTGAAAGAAGTTGCAGAATGGTATTCTCGATTTGCTAACCGGCAAGGTTACATCGAGATGCTAGATGGGGCTCGTAATCATTTCAATTTATGGGAGCCAATATATCGTGACTGGAATAAGGAATTAGAATACAAGAGAAAATTTGGTGCGGCTGGTGTCACACCATGTCATATTGAAGAAATGCAAAAACGAATTAGAGACCCTAGTCATCCTTGGTCAGGTGAACGTATGAAGAGAGCATTTACACATAAAGCCTTTAATCGTATGATACAAGGAACCGCGGCCCGCCAAGTCAAACTCGCCATGGTTCAAGTGCATCAAGCAGGGTACCCACCGTTGCTCCAAATCCATGATGAGCTTGGATTTAGTTTTGCTGATCCAAACCATATTGCAATTTGTGCAAAAATAATGGAAGAGGCCATGCCTCAAATTACTATTCCGATGCTGACCGATACTAAGATCGGCAAGAGTTGGGGGGAACTCAAAAAATAATTTTCGCCGCCCTATTGCATTTCGTTGCGAGCGATAGTATAGTACAGAGTAGCATCGATGGAGGATCACGATGTCTGTAGTGCACGAGTCCGCGGTCACTGATGGCAAGAAGCGGACTCCCAAAGCCAAAGCCAAACCGGTTCATACAGAAGTTCCGGTTGTGGCAGAACAAGAAGCCACCAACGGAGAATTTCCAGTGGAAATCGAAGCCCATGCTGTTGATCCCGTCATCGTTAACGGTGAAGATCACACATCCGATACTGCATCCGTAGAGACTGAAGCCGGGACCGAGACTGAAACCAAAGAACCTAAGCCGAAAGGAACTCGGCAACGGCTCCCGCGATACGCGGATGATCAGGTCATTACTGTACTGAAACCTGATGCCAAGAGCGGTGCAGCATCGATTCGTTATAACGTTTACCAAACCGGTATGACGATCAAGGAATATGTCGACATCATGACCGCGGAACCGCACAGCCGAAGCGTCGGCGAAGTGTGGAATGATATTCGTTGGGATACGGACCCGAAACGAAACCTGATCCATGTTGGTCCGGAAGTCGTCGATATTCCGCCACCGCCGCCTCCAAAAGTCGCGAAGCCGCGCAAGAAGAAAGCTGAAGCAGCTACGGAAGACCAAGAGGCAGAACAACCGGCCGCAGCGTAAGCTAACCCGGAAATCTGCTCAAATTAACTCACCCCATTAGGAATGCCCTAATGGGGATTTTTTGGAGCTCTCATGAGACTCATAGTCTTGGATACCGAAACTTCCGACCTTCCGGAGAACGGTGGGGCGATGATTGAGCTCGCTTGGATGGTTCTTGAAGCCCCGACATGGAAACCGGTGTCGAGTTACGAGAAGTATATTCAATTCAGCGGACCTTTGAGCCCGAAAGCTCAAGCCCAAAATCATATTGAGCCTTCCATGCTTACTGCGAAATATGGTGCCGTAACGAGAGCACAAGCAATTGCAGATCTTTTGCATGAGATTGAGCCTGATACTATCCTTGCTGCTCATAACGTGGCTTTTGATCGCCAGTTTCTCCCGGAGCTTGCGCGACCATGGTTATGTACGCTCAGGGCGAGCAAGCACATCTGGCCAGATGCTCCAGGACACAGTAACCAAGTTCTCCGGTATTGGCTGAATATCAAGCCTAATTTGTCAATAGCGTCTGATGTCAAAGTACGAATGCCTCATCAGGCTCTTTATGATGTCGCCACAACAACCGGTATTCTGCAGATGATGCTTCAGGTTCATTCACCTGAGCAACTGGAAGCATTTACGAGCAGACCGGTACAACTACGGAGTATGCCGTTCGGTAAACACAAGGGTAAATCGTTTAGCGATATTCCTTGTGATTACCTAGCTTGGTTGAAGAAGCAGAATAATCTAGACCCAGATGTCCGTTATACTATAGATTCTATATTCAATGGCGGATGACGGTGGGCTTCGAGTAGAGTTTCGTAAGAGACTCCCACAATATCAATGGTCTACCATTGAGGTAGGTGCGATTGCCGGTGGGATACCAGACAGTGAGTTCTGTACACCCACCGGTATTCAAGGTTGGATAGAATTTAAACAAACTCATATCTATTATGTACAGATTAAAGCTCTTCAAGTTGCATGGCTCATGCAACGTTGCCGTTATGGTGGCAACGCGTTTATTGCTGTGCGGCGTACACCACGCTCAAAGAGAGAATGGGGAGTCGACGAGTTGTGGTTGATGAGAGGAGATCAAGCCGAAATTCTACACGACGAAGGGTTAACCGGTGTAGAGGCTTGGGTGTGGGAAGGAGGTCCAAGTAAATGGAACTTCACGGAAATAGGTTTTGTTCTTCAGCGATGAGGAGAGTAGCTATGAGAAAGTATCTGCTAGGAATTATGTTGGCAGTAATTCCATCACTTTCGCAAGCCACCAATATTGGCATCTATGCCGGTGCTGGTTGTTCAGGAGTTACTCATCTTGCTGAATATAGTACATGGCTAGGCAAGAAAGCTGATGGCTTTACTGAGAATTTTGCACAAGACACATGGTCGTCTATGGTGAGTGATGCGAGTTGGTCTACATACTGCTACAAGGCTGTAGCAGGTAGTGCGATCGCAACATTCAGCGTGCCAATGATCCCTGCTGACGGCTCAACTTTAGCACAAGCTGCATCGGGGATGTTCGACACCAACTATCAACAGATTGCGACCAGTATCGCAACAAGTGGATTTTCAGACGCTATTATACGCATTGGTTGGGAGATGAACGGCAACTGGCAACCATGGCGCGCGGCGGCAGATCCAGTTTCATTCATTACTGCATTCCAGCGTATTGTTGGAATATTCCGCACAGTATCACCAATGTTCAGATTTGATTGGTGTGTCAACGTCGGTGACCAAGAAATTGCATGGGAGCAAGTTTACCCTGGAGATGCTTACGTAGATATCATCGGTATGGATATTTATGATGCACATTACGGTGATAGCGATTTATACCCGGTTCAGCGTTGGAATGGATACGTCACTGGAGCACATGGGTTACAGGCACAAGTCACATTCGCAAAAGCACATAATAAGAAACTATCACTCCCGGAATGGGGATGCTGCGGCAATAACTCGGGTGACGATCCAACATTCATTATTAATATGAGTCGGTGGTTACGTGACAATAACTATGAATATGCAAATTACTGGGATCAAAATGCTGCCTACACAGGACTAATGACCGGTGGTCAATGGCCTTATGCGAGTGCTGCTTACAAGAAAGAATTCGGGCGCCGATAACCTCACTTTAAAATACCTTTACATCTGGGACTAAATATGGTATTGCCTAGTCATAGAAGTCAATAGGGCGCATCCATGTTCCAGATGTATCAACACCAGCAAGAAGCTGTCAACCGGTTGTGGCGTTATCCGAATTACGCCCTATTGATGGAAATGGGAACCGGTAAGTCCCGGTGCATTATAGAGGATTGGCTCAATAGAGTTAATCAAGGTTTGATTGATGACCTTGTCGTCATCGGACCTAAAGGTGCGTATATGAATTGGATCGGGGCTGAAGGAGAACCGGGTGAGCTTGAAAAGTGGATTGAACCTGACAGCTTACCAAGAATACGATATGCGCCTTGGATCAGTGGAGGAAATAAGACGAATCAAAAAGCATTGAATGATTTACTCTATGCCAAAGGTCCTCGATTTCTGTGTATGAATATCGAAGCACTTAATCGTCCCGGTCAAGCGCGTAAATATCTATTAGATTTTATCGGCACAAGACGCGTCATCGGGGTTATCGATGAATCTACAATGATCGCCCATGAGTCTGCGGCACGAACTAAGTGGCTTCTAGAAAATGCATCTCGTTTTCAGTGTCGAAGAATCTTATCAGGATTAGTGGTTCCTGAGAGTCCTATGGATTCCTTCACCCAATATCAATTCTTAGATTGGAGGATTATTGGTCAGAAAACCTTCTGGGGCTTTAGAAACCGGTATGCTATCACGGAGAAAGTAGACTTTACTCCTCGTGCTCATAAAGTCAATGAAGCAGCACCAGAAAAACAGAAGGTCGTCACTGTCATCACCGGTTATCGTAACCAGGAAGAATTGCATGAAAGAATGATGCGATACAGCTATCGCGTCACCAAAGATGACGTGTTAGACTTGCCGCCAAAGATCTATCAGTTCTGGGATGTGGAGCTTGCACCAGAGCAGCGACGCATCTATGAGCAGATGAAAAATGTCGCTATGGCGAAGCTAAGTGCTGATGAATATAGCACTGCGAAGATTAAGTTAGATCAACTTGGCAAGATGCAACATATTCTTTGTGGACATGTTCGTAAAGAAGATGGCACGCTTGCCGATATACCAGAGTATCGTACAGATGCAGTTATAGAAATCCTACGCAATCACACCGGTAAAGCTATCATCTGGGCTCCATATCCCTATACGCTAAACAAGATTAGGGATCGGATAGCCACCGAGTTTGGTGATGATTCAGTAGTAGGATACTGGGGAGAGACGAAGCTTGCTGACCGGTTGGTAGCAAGGGGACGGATTCAAAATGACGACATGTGTAGATTCATTGTGAGTAATCAAAGTGTTGGTAAATTCGGCAATACTTGGACTGCTTGTAATCTCGTTATTTACTATGCTAACTCATTTGATAATGAAGATCGACAACAAAGTGAGGACCGAGCACATCGTATAGGGCAAACTAAATTCGTCACGTATATTGATATAAGAGCTGAGGGTACTATGGATGATAAACTTATTCGTGCGTTGCGTAAGAAGATGGACTTATCTGCAACTCTACAAGGGGATAAATTTAAAGAGTGGCTCATATAGTTGTAATCCATTAAAATTTACACTATATTGGTTAACAAGTAAGGAGACACGGTAACTATGGTAAAGGTGTGCGCAAAAAAACAGAGAACCCCGCATGGTACCCCTCGGCGACCTGAAATTGTATTTGAGGTTATACGTGGGAGAGACCTTGAGAAGAGAACATTGGATGAAATTGGGCGAGAGTTAGAAATGACTCGGGCCGGTGTGCGGTATCTTTATCAAAAATGGCATTCTTGGTTTTACACGAATTATGAATGGTAAATAACCCTTTACAATCTATGGGTTTGCGTGTAAACTATTTGGTAGCCATAAAGGAGGCTACCAAATGTCAGCACGAGTGTTACCGTTTCAGACCAAGCCTACCACACACCGCACAATCACACAATACACATCGTATAACTTTATCGATAAGGACCCCATTATCGATTATGTGAGAACTCTTGTGTTGGTACAAGGGGGGATTGCTGCCGTTTCACGGCGTAGTGGCGTATCGCACGCTACAATCTACAACTGGATAAATGGTGAAACAAGACGACCGCAATTCGCCACGGTTGCTGCTGTGCTATTGGCGTGCGGCGAAACCAAAATTAGCCTCCGTGCCCTTCTTAAAAGATGACTTGGTGGCGTAGGCTAATTTGCCGCACTTTCCATAGAAAATACTGGAGAGTGCGGTACCCCATCTATCACAGTTACTTCCTAACCTGCACTCGATGCGGTGCAGAATGGATAGAGGAGGATTAAATGACCCCACAAGAAATCGTTCAAGAAGAACTAGCTATCATCACACGATTCTTCAACCGAGAAAAGGAAATGGATACTATCTTCATTCTAGTTAACGATGACTTTCATGTAAGCCTACCGGTGATTTTTAATAATACCACCGAAAAGGATCATGCGAGTATCCGCTTACGTCAATTAACTGCTGAGGCTATGCCTGATTATGTAATCTATGTCTCGGAAGCATGGACAGTGTGTGTCGAAGATGAAGACAAAGATATACCACCTAGCGAGCACCCTGATCGTATAGAAATCGTGTTAGTAACAATCGAATTTAAAACTGGAGAGCAATTCTTATGCACAGCAAATATCAAGCGAGACAATGATACTGTGCAGCTAGAAGAGTTTCAAGTTAAACCTAACCCTCGATCGAATACAGGGCGGTTTATGAATTTTTACCCCACACCAACGCCAGTGCCCTAGACAGCGAATCCCCACGGCATTGAGCCGTGGGGTAACATCTTGATTTCTGTTAGTTGGGCTGGAACACCACGTCTCTAAAGTAGTTCGCTGACATCCAGTTCATAGTTGGGAAACTACCAGCCGGTCCAAAGACTCCATTGGTACCAACTACGGATTGGAGACTTTGATTTGTGATCTGTGTCGCAAACCCAGTATTGGAGATCACGTAATAATTCGCACCGGTATTGACCGTCACGACATACGTCGTGTTAGCGGTGATAGCAACCGGTGTATTCAGCGTCAGAGTTTGCCAGCCAGAAGCTGTTTCATTGCTAAATGTTCCTGTTGCTAACTGCGTTCCAGTCGCACTCCAAAGACGACCGGTATGTGTGTCTCTCTCGTTGCTAGCTTTCCAAAACCGTATACCGGTGATATTTCCAGCTACGGTGCTTTGGAACTTTGCTCCCAGTTCATAGCTACAGGATGCTCCAGTGCAATCTATTTGATTTGTATTATCTGGAGTTTGAGTAGTCAATAACGTGATGCTAGATGGCAAAGCTTTACTAGTCACCACGTAACTATTCTTCGTTGCACTTGCCACACCAGATGAGTTAGATACTGTTGATCTAACCGCATAGGTACCCGGTTGGGTGTAGGTGTGCGCCGGGTTTGTTTCTGTGCTGTCAGTACTAGTTCCGCTATCACCAAAATTCCACGCCCATGCTGTCGGCACACCGGTTGATTCGTCTGTACACGTCACAATCAGCGGAACAGGGCCGGTGCGTGGAGAACAATCAAATATTGCCCCAGGGAAGACACTGTTCCCACCTCCACCAGAGTCAGCTTCAGTAGTAGTCATGGCTACGGTAGATGGATCGCTAAGATTACCCGCTGCATCCATCGCAACAACAGTATATGAATAACTGGTGCTTGGTGTCAACCCAGTGTCTTGATAAGTGCTGGATGGCACCGTAGCTACAAGAGAACCACCTCGACTGACTTGATAACCGGTTACTGCGACATCGTCAGTGCTAATAGTCCAGGACAAATTGATCGCTGTTGATGATGTGGCAGTTGCGATTAGTCCTGCCGGAGTAGACGGTTTCGTCGTGTCAACCGGTGGTGGAGGGGTGTCGTTAGCAGTTAACGGATGAGGGTACGTGTAGGGAGTATAGTGCGCGATCCACGTGTTAGCTGAAGCACACCGGTAAAGTGTAGAAGTGTCCGTTGCGTAATACCCGACACCTCCTTTGCCTGCGTCACCTGCATCAGTGCGTCCAATGGAACAGCTTGTAGGACGTAGATTCAATAGACCGTAACCCATATCAGTTGCCCCAGAGAAGGGAACTGTTTGTGAGGTTTGTGGACCAACCCCAATATAGTAATCCCGATCCTGTACAAACTGAGCTTGAAAGTTACCACCGTAATCTTCCATATTCAGATCGACTCTGCCGTTTGTATCTGACCACCGGTTATTCCAGGAGTATATCGGCAGAAGATTAGCACGGAAATCACGCCCCGGTTGATGCCAGCACGGATAACCGCGATAGGTCGTAATGGGCGAACGGTTACCATCTTTGGAATTATTACCGTCACACAGATCACCGCTAGCGGTGGAAGAGGCTGAACGATAATACATCACTGCCAAGGCATCAGAACTCTTGCCTTTGGTAGCAGTGAATAAATTATCGAAGGCAATGAACGACCCTGACCCCTGATGATGAAACAATCGGGTTCCGTCAGGGGTCGTTGTATTGTTGTCACCTTGCAACCGGTTGGAGTAGAGTTCGATGTTTTGTGGACCTCCAGCATGGAGTGCTCCATGCGCAGTCACTAGACAGTTAAGAGAAGTATTATGCCGCCAAACGATAGCAGCGCTACCCCAAGAATCCATGCAACCAAATCCGTTGTTGGTCATCTTGGTGATAGTGATCGCATTATCTTCTACAAACAAATTGTTCGCCGTACCGAAAGGTGACGGTGGAGGTGAATTATTCATGCCTCCAATAACTTGCGTCAGCATCACACTACCAGCACTTGATAATGTATTGTGATCGAGAACTCCGTAGAAGTTAGCGATAGTTGTGTTTTCACCGAAAAAGACTGCGGTGCTACCGGTATTGACATTAAATGCGTTATGGTCAACTCGTACTTGAGACATTACCCCAGGACCATAGAACCATACTATGAATCCACCACCACCGGTAAAAGTGAACCCGGAGATACGGTACAGCTTATTGTTCGTACCCGATAGGGTACCATTCATGCCTAGAACTGTTCCACTAGTGCTGACAATGCAGCGACTCTCTATCGCGCAAAGTAGTGTGACTCCTTTCGTATTGCTGAAACTGACAAAGCTGTTCCAGCTATAGGCACCAGGAGCAAAAGTCAATGTTGCTCCATCAGCAGCACTATTGACCGTTGACCTAAGTTCAGTAGAGGTTGTGCCTGCGGCGCAAGAATATGATTGCCCACTACCGGTGCACGCTGCTTTCGTTTCTGATGTCCAACCAGACAAAAGAGCCGCAGCCATGAGAACGACGTGTGTGATAGAACGGGTCATAGATACTCTCCTTACAGAGGTCGGTTAAACTGAGTTCGAGTTGGACCACGAGATCGTCCAAGAGTTTTAGGCGTTGTCTCGTTAGCCAAACGTTGAGCCTTCAGTCGAGATTGCATCACGGCTCCCGGTTGTAAATTTCCATCGGCTGAAGTAATGTACTCTGTCCCCGGTGGAGTGATAGGATACGGAATACTAGGTGAAAGCCAATATCCGAGATTAACCGGTGGAGGAGTTGCCCCCATGACTGAGGCATGACCAGCCGCATGACCTACGGTGTAATGAATAGTTTTGCTTTGACCGGTGGCAGTCGCATGACCGTTTGCAGTTCCAACCGGCAATTCTTCTTGACTAGTGCCAACAGCGGATGCATGACCAGCCGCTTGACCGGTGGTCTTAGCAAGGGTCTTTCCGATAGCTTGAGCAGTTGCAAGACCTGATGCTTGCCCTGTAACTTTGATAAGAGTTTTTCCAACACCTGTAGCAGTGGCAAGACCCGAAGCTTGACCGGTAGCCTTGGTCAGAGTCTTCCCAGCACCGGTAGCAGTCGCTAGTCCGTTCGCTGTGCCGGTAGCAAGAGACTTGGTTTTGCTGTCGCCTTGTGCTGTGGCACGACCATCCGCTTCACCTGTGCTATCATCAGGGGTAGATGCAGATTTAAGTGCGATTGCCCACACAAGAGCGGTAGTAACAGCACCAGGAGTAAAGGTAGTTTGAGAAGAACTACTGTGAGTTGTCTGGATTTGATTTTCTGTTGTAAACGTATTCACGACGTTATTAACAGAACCGGCTGTAAATCCGGTCCCTGGAGACATTCCTTGCCCATCAAGTGAAATACCACAACCCCAAATTAAATCACCGTCTGTTGTTGTAGTAAAAGTGCCAGATGTTGCTCCATCAGTAGTGCCTGGAGCAGAACTGTGTAGAGCAGCATGTCCATCTAGTGCAGAAGACGTAGCTATTCCACTAAATTCTTCTATAATAATCGTAACGAATGATTTAGCAGTGCCTAACGTTCCGGTGAATGTTGTTGGCCCACCAGTTACGTTCTCTAAATAATACGCTCCTCCAGCGTAACCACCTCCAGTAAAATCTTCAATAGCGTCTGTTAGATTATACGTGTTGCCTTTGTCGTCTTGGACACCAACAAGATCAGATACTGCAAAACCACCAGAGAATACGATGCAGACTGCATTCCCAGCACCAACTGGAGATCCAAGAGTACCGACGCACGTCGTACTCGACGTGCCGCCGTTTTGATGAATAGTCCCTTGGACAAGAGCCACGAGGCTTATCCTTCAGTGATAGCAGACCCAGCCGCGAGCATAACCGGTTGTTGGCCGTTGCCGAGAACAGCGGCTGGAGTTAGAGGACCAGCATACATGATATGTCCTGCTCCTGTGGATGCTGTGCCAATAGAAAAGAATGGCGCCGTACCACTACCAGACGTTCCAACCGGCCACGTGATATCCGCACCAGGAACAATCTGCTCACCGCTTAATACCCATCCACCAGAAGTTCGAGCTACGCCGACCCGAGCATACCCACCATATGTAACTTCATTGGTGGTCTGGCTTCCACCTACTCCAGGGTCAGCGGTGTGCAGAGCAACATATAATGTCGTCAATGCACCAGATGCAGCGTTGTCAGCGATACCCGGAATTGGGGTACCGTTGAAGAATAATGCGAGCACCGCATTGGACAAATAGTTACTCTTGTAACCAGCCATGTTCGTTTCTCCTGAGAAGAGTCAGCCGGGAGGCGGTACTCTGGAAGGGCGCCTCCACCCGCCTCCCGACCATCGGTAGGAAAACCGGGTCGTTACCCCCGTTTTGAGCCTGAGTGTCGGGAAAATGGCCCATTCCTACCTACCTAAATACCAAACCCCAGCCATGGGGTTTTAAGGTAGGCTACGTGCGCCAAAATTTTTGCCTAACTGCCCTAGCGGGCACCCAAAAATAACGCATGGGCGATAGGTTTGCTGGGGCATAAAAACAGTCATGCCCCGGTCAAAAACCTTAAAACAGCCCTTAACCACTCTAGGGCACATTAAATAGATTAATTATCATCACGTGGTGGTTCCTGAACCAATGGGATCTCAGTTTTAACTTCAGGTTGAGTAGGAAGCAACTCTGGTAGATAAAAAGGTTCTGAACTGAATTCTGATTGTAATCTAAATTCTGCTTGACGATTGTTGCTTCCACCGCGCAGCATACTAACAATAGTAGAGAACTGCTCAGGCTGAACACACTTAGCGAGCAGATCTTGCGCATGGCCCATATGCGTGAGTGCTGCTTCTTCGTATTGACTCTGGAGAATGCGTGTATCGTGTTGAGAGTAAATCATCAACACCAATGTCAGCGCTACAATTATCGTAATTGCAAGCAAAGCCGGTTGCGGCTTAAGATCAGCCAAAAGAGAGCGGGCAGTCTTGCCCGCTTCGTCAACAATGGTTGACCCATTCCTCATAGTTGCTGGTGCTCGATGACTCGACAGATCAGGCATCATATAGTTGTTATTGGGGAGGCGGAGCAGATCCGGGATCTGTAGCAGTGGATGCTGGTGAATTAACCGGTATGGGAGATCCAACCACTTGAATAACTCCGGCAACTGCAGCACCAGCAACAGTAGTGACATCAAGCAAGGTTACCAGTGAAGTCACACCGGTCCCCATATCAGCGTCCGCAGTAGCGGTGACTTGAGCACTGCCTGCTTTACCGGTGGGTGTGATTGTGCACTTCATCGAGTTATCGGGGTCAACAGCAATCGTCAATATTTGATCGTTGCTCGTACCCCACGACACAGCACCATCAACCTCGGCAACATTGCCGAAAGCATCTTCATAGCTGACTTCAACTTCAATGTAATGATCAACCGGCAGTGTGTACGCCATGTGAGAGCCCTCTGCTCTAGCAATAAAGCTACCGTACTTGACTGTGACGATAACTTTACCGGTAGGTTGCGGTTCTGGTGGCTTGAGGATTAATTCAAGCGCGCCAGCAACATTCAGTGTGATGACATTGGTAGTGATCATACCGTGTTAGGATTCGCAGGCAGTAGTACATCATGTCCAGCACCACCGGTCTGTTGTTGTGTCACATTCACGATCACACCGGGAGGAGCAGTTATCGAGATGGAGACAACTTGTTCAGCCGGTGGTACTGGCTCAGGAACTTCAGGCGGCAACGGCTCTGGAGGAACTGGTGTGACAACTCCGCTCGTAGTTTCAGCGATTGCTTTGCAAATCGCACTGAAGTTGTTGCGGTAGTTGGCAGTATCCGCTGAAGAGTCAACAAAACAGACCTCAAGTAGAATAGCTGGCTTGGCTGTGTTATTCAAGAAATAGAGATCAGTTCGTTTCTTAGCACCCCGGTTAGGGAATCCTCCAGATACGGACATTGCTTTGGCCACTTGGGCCGCAAGATCCGACTGCGTGACATAGAGTACTTCGGTTCCCATAGGCTTGGATGTGGTCTGGTAACAATTAAAGTGTACCGAAATATCTAAGTCCCGCTGCTGACGATTATGCCAGTCCACAATAGTCTTAAGATTCATATTTTGAGTAGTGGACGTGTCATCATTAAAAGTATTGACAGTTACTCCTGCCGCTCGATAGAAATCAGCGACCGCTGCGACAACCTTGCGTGCTTCGTCTACTTCATCTAAATAGCCTTTGGCGCCACGCACCAGCTTGCCATGACCACTGGACATTGCAATCGCAACCATTTTCTCGCCCTCGTCATATGGGAAGGTTACTTCCACTACGTCATCAGTTTTGATCCCCAATGCATCCATCAACCCCGGTGATAAGTCAGCAACACGACCGGTGTCAACATGTGGTCCCCAGTCAGCCGGAGCGGCGACAAAGGATTTACCGGTCTTGGGTGAAGTGACAAGGCACTTCATATCCAACAATTCAGATTTGGGATACTGAGCATAGTCCCAGCGAGTAGCGATATAATATGTAGATGGATCTAACCGCCGAGCCAAACCGGTTGTGTTTGGAGGTTGTTTTGGAAGGAATAATTCCGGTGCTTGTGAAACACTGCTAATGAAAGCCAACCCTTCGCTCGGTGAAACACCCATATCTTCGGGACCGCCGAACCACGAGCATTTACCGGTGAGAGTGGTTGTCATGGGATGTCCTTTGAGAATGTAACCGGTAGTGCTGGAAATTTCAAATCAGATGTAGCACCCATCTTGCATTCTTTGAAGGTTGAGATCAAAGTATTGATCATCTCACCTTGCTGGTCATTGCGCTCTTTAGAAATAACCCCGATCTCATGGAGCACCCATCCCAAGAGCACCATGAAACCGAGGTTAACTATAAGGAGGGCAATTGCTAGTGGTGACGCTTTCATAGCGTCCACTGTTGTAGTCAACGCCTTGCCAGCTTCTTCCCCGAGTCCCATTTTACACCTATGCCGCAAGCGTACTATACAGTCGTACGCCCAATATGCAACATAATTATTACTATATTTTAAGGGGTCGTATTACCGAAAGCTACGGCCCGCGCGGTCCAGATGGACGCTAATGCGAACTCAATATCTCCATCAGGGACATTGGATCCTAGTAATGCTGGATTGGACTCTATCTCAGACTGAATAGTGCCATTAGAAGATATTACATGAGTGGCGACAAGTTGTGGGCGTTCTTGACCACGAAGCACAACACCTACGTAATTGATACGCGTAGCATGATCTGGTGTAGCCGGATCTTCAGACGCTACCTCCTGTGCGACCTTGAACATAATCATATTGACACGGCCCGCGAAGGTCGGATCAGACGCAGTTGCAATGAGATCTAATGCAGACATGTTATTATCCTCCTACGGCTTGATCTGATGTTGGTCCGTAACCAACACTATTGAGGTTAGGGCTGATAATTGGTGGCGCGGGGTCAGGTACATTACCAACCGCAATCCAATCGTTATAATCCTGACGATCTCGATTATTAGGGTCATCAGGAATCCAAGCTTGATCCGCAGTGCGGATAACAAACGTGGAATGTGTGAGTTGATATGGTGCTGCCATCTAGAGATCCGCCGATGCTGTGAAGGTTCCAGAAGAAGTATAAGCTCCATTTGCTGTAACTGTGCCGAGCACTTGAAATGAAGCTGCTGTATCAGCAGAAGCTCTAGGTGATGTGATATTACTAGATGCACTTAAAGTGCTAACAATGGTTGGAGTTGCCCGCATCAGCACCGGTAACAAAACCTCATAAGCAACTGCTTGGCTCGCTAAATTATATCCAGAGTGAATCCAAGGACCTACTTGATAGAATCGTTGACATCTAGCTATTTCTTGCTGTGGATTTGGCTTTTCTAGTGGTGTAGCAGTAGACCCTATTTCTACTTGTATACCCCAGATACTTATAGTTCCAGACTGAACACCAATATTACCAGCAACAGCATTTGCACCAGACCCAGATGTGTAGAAAAAAGATAATCCTGAGAAACTATCACTATTCGTACCAACGGTCAGTCCAATGATACTAGGGATTGCTATCGTAGTTGTGTAACGAGTCCATGTTGTATTTAGTGTAACCGATTGTCCAGTCGATAAAGACCAAGCCGCTGCGGTAGGTGAACCACCCGTCCCAAAGAATTGAAGAATATTAATTCCAAGTTTAGGAGTTCCAGACGCGGCAACCGCCCAGAAACTGACAGAAACTGTTTTACCCGCCAACCGGTAAATGTTCTCAATAGCTTGTTGAATCCACGTTACTGCTGTGGATCCAGCATTACCGGTAAATGCGTTTGTTAGTGCGAACTGTGCTGCTTCATCACCTATTGTGGTGCGATTAGCATCAGTCAGCGTTGTTCGTGTGACTGAATTGGTATCTAATACAAGCCTCAAACGCCATCGGTCGGTTGTTAGGGCATTATCTGTAGTCCATGGACCGTTGCCACGCTGAGCAACATTCATCAAACTATTATCTAAGAGATTACGACCAATATTATTAGTACTACCTCCACTCACACCAGTTATTGCCGTTGTGACAAAGGCTGTGGTAGCAATCTGTGTTGTATTAGTGCCCGCTGTGGCCGTAGGTGCGGCTGGGGTACCTGTAAAAGTAGGTGACGCTAATGGTGCACGTGATGTGTCAGTAGGATGGACGTGATCCCCACGTGAAAATTGAGCCGATGAACCTGCCGACCCAGTGCCATCCATAATTGGGGTGGAGGCTGAGGGGGACGGAACATTCGCATTGGTAATTGCAGTCGATACGAATGCGGTAGTAGCAAGTTGTGTAGTATTCGTGCCAGCGGTAGCGGTCGGTGCTGCCGGAGTCCCGGTAAACGTTGGTGAAGCTAGTGGAGCTCCCCCCACACCGGTTATGTCGCTGAGAGTCATGGTTACCGCGCCCGTTCGGGTATTCCATGACGTTACTCCACCCGCGGCACTCACAGCGGCAGTCACGAAGGCTGTAGTAGCAAGTTGTGTTGAATTGTTTCCAGGAGCCGCAGTTGGACCGGTTGGAGTTCCAGTCAGGGCCGGCGATACGAGAGGAGCCCCACCTACTCCGGTCACATCTGATAAAATCATGGACACCGCACCTGTGCGAGTATTCCATGATGTTACGGCACCACCACCTCCACCACCAGGAACTTGAGTGGTATCAACATAAGAAAGTTCGGTCCATGTCCTAGTAGTCAGATCCCAAAAGTAATACCCAATGCATTCATGTGTTATAGTTCGATTGACGTTACCTAACAGAATGAATGCAGGACCGTCCACTAAGGTAATAGATGCGGATGGATCAGGTATCCATGTCACCCGCTTAGTGACCGGCCATGGTGATCCTAGGTCTGGAGACAGAACTGTCCCATCACCACCTAGTGAAGCAATAGTTCCACTTCCTGTTACAATAACGTTATTGGTATCAACACTATTGTCTGATGGAGCAATATTGACAGTGGTTAAACCGGTGAGTGGAATAGGGACAGCTACTGAAGGAGCGTCTCCTATCGCACAATCGGTTAAATTAATTGTCATAGTCTGGCGTCAACCACTATGCAAGCTACTCCGGTAGCCGCAACGGAAATACCGTTACCAGCCACTAGACCCGAAGCAACTGTGCCGTTGGCGACAAACCCATTGTTAGATGAACTAGAGAGTGAGGCACTGGTTAAAAAAATTCCTGAACCAGAAGCATTCCACACATTCATAGAAGTGGGAGTAAAGAAGGTCACCGTAGGATTTACTCGTTTTGGTTGGTACCTACCGATCCAAATAAACGTCGTACCAGAAACGGCACTACCATTTCCTATCCCACTTGTTAGTTGTTCATAATACCGCTGACATTCCCGCAATTCAACATCAGGTGTGCGCAACGTATACGCTGATTGAGAAGCTGGTGGACCTTGATTCCCCGGTAGAACTTGAACACCAGTAATCCGAAAATAGTCACTTGTAGATGTCAATCCATTTACTTGACCCGCAACAGCGCAATAATTCGCAGCGTACCATGTTCCAGTAGCAGGAGCATTGAAACTAGTGCCTGCCGCTTGTACGAAACTCAGTTGCAATCCAACTGAGGTATCGATAGCCCAGGATCCTGTAACATCACCAGGGAAAGTCAGCACATTATATTGTGCAACTCCAGAAGCAGCGTGGGTATATGTCATAACACAAGAACGATTATTTGCAGCATTCCGTAAAGCTACGGAATATAACCCAGTTCTAAAATGATTACTCCAAAAACAAACAGTGACTGCTGACGCAGATGCATACCCAAAGCCTAGTCGTGCAGCTCTCATGCCTTCGATAGGTTGATTCATAAGACAGAAATCTGTTGGATTCAGAGTAGGGCTTGCTACGGTAACAGTAGCGACACCATGGTAAGGAAGACCAGAATAGACTCCAGGAGCAGCCTGAATTTGAGCAAGACTACCGGCACCAGGACTCCGAAACAAAGTCCATTGATCACAAAAATATCCGGTATTGACAGGATTACCAACACCTAATTGCTGACTAACTTCAAATCCACCATTAACTTGAATACCGTCTTGTGGATATACACCAGGGATCGCATTAGCCGTAATCGCAGCGGCCCACTGTGCAGGATTCCACGCTCCAGCAGTAACTGATACTAGAGCAATATACAGACGACCAGAGAAGACAACCGGTTGTCCTGCGTTATAATTCGCAAGAGTAGAAAAGAATGGTACACCAACTAAATCTTGTGCCACTTGTCCTGAATCAACTACAGAGAATTGCTTATCTGCAAAATTGACAAATGGCACACCTGGAGGATACGCGCTCGGTGTTGGACGTGTTCCAAAAGTACTGGACCGCAAAATCTGGAGAAGATTAGCCATTAAATTGTTCCCATATCAATAGTGATACCATCGCATGTACTGTGGATCACAAAGGCACCATTGACAGTGAGAGGACCTCCAATAATACCACCAGTCAATGGAAGATAGTTTGCTAGATCATATTGCACACCGTCAATAAAATAAGCATGAGAATTCACAGTTCCTGGACCAAGATTCCCACCGGTTGGATCTCCTACAACAACTCCACCTGTGTATTGAATCCAAGAACCAAAGGACACCCATGGTGATGATGTAGGATTCGGCCCACCAGGACCAAACCCCGGTTGAGTCACGTCAGACATAGGTAACTCCTATGGAGTTGGCCACTGGACTGCGGTGAAACTATGACTAGCACTCGCCGAACTCACTTTAACCGGTGTGGTTGTGTTCGGTATCACCGTATAAGATTGACCGGGCTGGAGTGCAATGGTCGTTCCGTTTGCATTCAAAGCAGCATCAGTAACCTGATTCACATATAGTGGTTCAGCTGTCGGTAAATTTTGATCTGCGGCAGTTCCTGGATTGACAATATACCCACCGGCTTGATTT